CATTATGTTTAAATATTCACTTAGTTGGGCGCCCAAATGGGTATCTGGTTTTAATTTTGAACGTTTGTTTACAAACACAATAATTTTTACCATGAAAACTCGTATGCGCTACTCAAAATGGCGTGGTATGAGTTGGTTTGAACGTAATTGGAAAAGTTCCCTTGCGATTCTAGTTTCCATTATGGGCGGTATTACATTGTATCGCTCATTCGGAAAAAGAAAGGATCGACATACATACACCGAACAAGGTTCAACGGGTTCACGCCCGCAACCTGAAGGTGAAATTGACACGAAGGAAAATCCGTGGAAAAAGGAGGAAATAAATTTGTCCTCCATGGATCTTACTCCTCAAATATCTTCCTGGACTTCGTCCAAGTTGGATCTTTTTACAGCTAATATTCAAAATAACGTTTTATATGCTAAATTTTTCACCAAAAGTGGTGAATTTTTACGAGGACGTATTTTAGGTGTAGCTGGTCAAGTGTATGTCACAAATCATCATTACTTTATGCTTAATGATATAACTGCTATTATGCCAATGCGCTCTATTGAAACGGACGGAATTATTTCGTCGCGTATGGAACGTATTGATCAAATACAATTATTCACTATGCCTGAATATGATTTGTGCTTCATGTTGTTGCCAAATCAACCACCAGTCAAAAATATTCGAAATTATTTCTTAGATGCTTGCTTGCAACACTTCTATACAGGAGTGTGTTTAGTGCGTCAAGATGATCGAACTATTGAGACACGTGTGATCACCTCAGGAAAACTCCATAAAGGAGTGAAAATTGAGGACCCTAAAGCAGGTGCCAATAATATTAAATTGGACCTGTACTTGTCAAAATCTGTAGAAAGATTTTGCGCTGGAGAGTGTGGATCACCTTTAATTTTGGACATAGCCAATAGTGGTTATGCCGTTGGAGGTATTCACATGTTATCCAAGTATTCAGTAGATTCTGTTGAAGTTGGAGCTGCCCCAATTCTACGAAAGTGGGTTGATGCTGCTCTAGCTCATTTTGGTCCTCAAATTGAACCGAGTGAGGTTATCTTCAATAGTGATTCTGCACCTGTGCGATCATTAGGTCCACTCCATCCTAAGAGTCCATTACATTGGATTCGTGAAGGTGATTGTGAGATCTATGGTAGTATTGGTGACCGTAATATTAATGCATCAAAAGTAGTTGATACTCTTATTTGTGCTGACGTAGTTCAGCTTACGAGTGGAACTTCTTTACCGATACATGTTAAGTGTGGTAAGCCTGTTATGGGCCGCGATTGGCGTCCCAAGAGAATTGCTCTCCTGGATTGTGTCAATACTAACACTAATATGAGTTACCACATCCTTAAAAGATGTGCGGATGCATATTGGAATGACATTGTTAATGAACTTCCCCATGCTGAATGGGGTCTTATTCAAGAATATGACCTATTCACTGCCATAAATGGCGCTGCTGGGGTTAAGTATGTTGATAAAATGAACCGTAAAACTTCTGCAGGTTTTCCTTGGTGTGCTCCTAAAGAGCGCTTCCTAGAATTCCTACCAGAAGTAGAAGGTTTACAACATCCTGTTCAAGTTAATGAGGAAATTCTCAAACGACTTGATATATTGGATGAACGCCTACGCTCAGGTAAACGAGCTATGCCCATATTCAATGCACAATTGAAGGATGAGCCTGTTTCCCTAGCTAAAACTATATCCGGTAAAACCCGGGTATTTTCTAGTGCACCTATGGATTTCACCATATTGGTGCGCAAATACCTTTTATCATGTGTTCGCGTCATGCAAAGAAATATCTTTGTTTTTGAAGCTGCACCCGGTGTAAATGCCTTGTCGCCTGAGTGGAAAGGTTTATATGAACATATAACCAAATACTCTACGTCACGCATTATCGCCGGTGATTATGGATCTTTTGATAAGACTATGCCTCCTGCAGTTATTTCCCTAGCGTTTGACATTTTATATAAAATGTGTGAAAAAGCTGGGTATACTCAGGAAGCTTTATTAGCCGTTAAGGCAATAGGTCAGGATGTTGCATTTCCTATCACCAATTATTTTGGTGATGTGGTGCAATTTCATGGTAGTAACCCTTCGGGTCATCCACTGACTGTTATTATTAATTCCATCGCTAATAGTATATACATGCGTTATGCTTACTATATTTTGAATCCAGCCGCTGAAAGCGGTTCCTTCAGAACATATGTTAGTTTGTTGACGTATGGTGATGATAACATTTGTGGTGTTTCTCCCAAATGTGATTTCTTTAATCACACTGGAATTCAAGAAGCATTGAAACAATGTGGTATCAGATATACTATGGCTGATAAAGAAGCGAAATCAGTTCCATTTATCAACATTACTGAAGCTTCCTTTCTTAAGAGAGGCTTTGTATATATTGATACTATAGGAACTATTGTTGCACAGCTTGACCATAGTTCAATTGAAAAGATGCTAACTAAATGTGTTAGATCCAAAGGATTAACTATGAAACAACATAGTATGGAAGTTATGCGGGTAGCATTATCCGAATACTTCTTCTATGGACCCGAAGTCTTCTTCGAACGCTATTACCTTTTTAGGGAACTATACGAGACACATCAGATGTCTGAGTTAGCTCCATATGAAAGTTACATGCCAACGTGGGATGAACTTCACAACCGGTACTGGAATAATTCCTGTACCGCAGAAGCTGATGATGAATCAGCTTTGGAGCAATCCTAAACAAATTTTATCCCATTGTATTAATAACATCCAATTTCACCAGCAGAAGGTGGAAGGGTGGACTGTATTTATAATGAGAGTGTGTGGTCTTTTTAGATCTGTTTATATTTTTCTTACACACTTTTTCGAGTGTCCCTCGAAGTTATGTGAAATATATATCTGCAAGCAATTGAAACGATGGAACCAGTTTCAAATTGTATTAAATAACGTTCCTCTGAAACTAATATTTTAAATACCCCAGCAGTATCCAATGCTGGAAACAATGATGTAGTACCCCAGATATTATCTGATGGTGCTTCTCAATCTACAAATCAACAGCAAATTGTGACATTCGTGGAAGATACTCCTACTACAGAACAAATTTTTGAATCTGTGTCGGATCCTACGTTTACGAATGATCATATTGCTAATGCTGATTTGGCCACGTTTTTAGAGCGACCAGTTCTTCTTGCATCTCGAAGATGGGTAGAAGGCTCTCCTCTATTGGACGCATCAATTTCACCTTGGCATTTGTTTTTTACAAATACCGTTATTAAAAAGAAGATTGACAATTATGCTTTTATTAATTGCAATCTACATATTAAGTTAGTAATTAATGCATCACCATTTTATTATGGTGCCAAATTAGTTTCGTATCGCCCATTGATTAGCTTTGGTATCCTTAACGGGACAACTCAAACTGCTTGTTCATGGGTTCGACGATCTCAACGTCCACATTTCTGGGTTTTGCCTCAGAATAATACCGGTGGTGATTTAGTCCTTCCATTTTTCTATTTTGATAATTGGTTGCCTTTGACTGACACCACTGCATTGACGAATATGGGTCGTTTAGACTTCCAAGAAGTTGTTCCTTTAGCTAATGCCAATGGAGTTTCGGCTGCTGGTGTTGATATGCAAATTTATGGTTGGGCCACGGATGTAAAAATCTCTGGTCCCACTTATGAATTGCAATCCGGCAGGCGTAAACCTGCTACATCAGCAACTTCTGAATACACTCAAGGTCCCGTGCAAAAGGTTGCTTCTACAGTTGCCGATATTGCTGGGTACCTTGTTGACGCACCAGTTATAGGTGTTTTTGCCAAAGCTACTGAATACGGTGCCAAAGCATTGGCGGGTATATCAGCTTTATTTGGCTGGACCAATGTACCAGTTATAAATAATGTTCAACCATTCAAATCAGTACCATTCACGCATTTTCTTCGAGTGAAATTGGTACTCCAATTGAGAAGTTGACATTAGATCCTAAGAACGAATTGACAATTGATCCGCGCACTGTTGGATTACAGGGTGCTGATGAAATGTCTATTAAGTACTTAGTTGGGCGCGAAAGTTTTCTTACCTATTTTAATTGGGATGAAACTGACGCATCAGGTGATCTTCTATTTTGGACTCGGGTCAATCCTAGTATGCTTAAAGTAGGAACTACTATTACTGGCGGTTCCGCTCTAGCTTTAACTCCAATGGCTATGGTTGCAAATTTATTCAATTATTGGCGTGGAGATATAATCTTCCGTTTTAAAGCTATTTGCACACAATACCATCGGGGGCGACTTCGCATAACATGGGATCCTTTGACGGATCTTGCTGCTAATGCAAGTACAACCGAGACCTCTTTCACTAAGATTGTTGATTTAGCTCCAGATATGGATGTCGAAATTCGTGTTTCCTATCTTCAAGCTCAAGCATTCTTAACTGTTAGAAATCCATATGATGAGCAGTGGCAAACATCAACATTTGATTCCTATGTTTCACCCATTAATGATAATGGGTCGCTTACGGTAAGAATCTTGAATGATCTAACTGGTCCAACTGGATCAGCTAATGCTTCTATTATGGTTTTTGTCCGTGGTGGTGAGGATATGATGTTTTCAAATCCACGCGAACCATGGGGGACTACTTATAATAAGCGAGTCTCAACATTTCAATTACAATCTGGTGTTATTGAAGATAAAGCTACATCTCATGATGGTCTTTTACCTTCCATTTTTGGAGGTGAAAGTTTACGATCTATTCGTCCGCTATTGCGCAGAACTAATTTGACTCGTATTTTACCTCTGAGATCTTTATCTACCAATTCGACTGCCACAGCACAAATAATAACCTATGATTTTACTAAGATGCCCCACACTGTGGGGTATGATCCATCGGTTAGTACTGTAGCAGATTCAGTGACTGCAGGTTCAGTTCAATATGCTTATGGTAGAAATTCGCCACTAGTATGTATGCTGCCTTGTTATTTAGGTTATCGTGGTTCTATGATGGTCCATTTGAATGTTCATTCAAATAATCGAACATGTATGACAATGCATGTTTCTCGACGTGAACAACAAGTACCATTGTCCACAACAATCTATGTACCTATAGCTAGCACTGTAGTTACCGGTACAACTGATTCCAGTTTAGAATTGGCCTTTAGTGGTCCCTTCTCAGCTGGTAGTGGTGGATCAGCATTAACCAATCAACAGACACAGTCTGGTTTATCCATATTGTGCCCCCATTATTATCCTCTTCGTATGTGTGATACAAACCCAGCCACTTGGCTTAAGGGATCGGATACTGATTACTCTACTAATAAGAGTTATCGTCTCCTACTTTATTGTTCACCATTAGAAGATAATAATTATTTAGCTAATACTTTTATTGAAAGGTACCAATCTATTGGACCTGATTTTAATGCATTCTTTTTCTTAAGTGTACCTTTACACTATTTGAAGTCTGCAGATCCCGTTATTAGTTAAAGTTCTTTAAGAACGAGTTCGTTATACTTCGAAAGAGTATGATGCACTATAAGATCAACAAACCCACTTGGTGTGAGC